TGTGTTTTGCGTAGGCTCGCGTGGCCCCGGTTTCGCCCAAAACACGCGGTAGTACCTTGGGGTGTTGCAAAATGCTACAGTTGGTTTGGGCCTGGAAAACAAGGGGTTTTTGCACATGATAGCGCGAAAGTGCCTAAAAAATAGGGGTTTTCTGCATATGCCGTTTCGGCACGCTCCGAGCAAGCCGAATTGGCATGATGAGTTTATGCCTTGTTTTATAGTGTTTTATGCACATTGCGTGCGAGTATGCCTTATTTCCTAGTGGCAATATGCGTGGCTATTCTTTGGGCAACGTCTGCTAACGAATCAACCTCAACTATCGCGATCCATTTCTGCCCGTTGCGGCGATGAAACACCATTGCCGGAACCCCATCCGGCGCGTCGGATTTTGCCTGGGCAAGTGCAGTATATGCGTTGAGCGTTTCGGTTCGTTTGCATTCAACGTGAACGGGCAGCGCTAGCACAACGTCGGGCGAATCTGCGCCGCCTTGATATTGCACGCCGCGCCTAGCGTTTGTGTGCTGCCCTAGCACGCGGTTTAGTTCGTGCGCCAACTCGCGTTCCCCGCGCTTGCCCTTCTGCCTCGACATTCTGCCCATCGTCGTTTCCCTCCGTGGATGAATCGCAACACACTTCCGCAACGCAACCGCATGGCCGATAGCGTTCGCCGTCTAGCGATGCGTTAACGTCGCGCAGCGCGACTATCAGCCGATGCTGTATAGCGCATTTTCTCGCCGTTTCCATGACGATTGATTGCGCCGATTCGGCAACCGCCCGCAGTTTACGAATCTCGACAACCGCAGCCGCCAGCGCATGCGCCGCGTTATGGTCTGCCGTCAGGTGTGCCGATTGCTGCAATTTGTCGATCAGCGTTTCAGTAGCCATTTCGTGAGCGGTTGCGCCTCCGTGCGATCATGCGGGCATCATTGCGCGCGGCAGCGTCCGCGATCGCGCGTTCCAGCCGCTTAACCTCCGCGGACAATCGTTCGATTTCTGCGGCTGCGATTTCACCTAGCCCATCCTCGCGGCCCATGCCGCGCAGCCTTGCGGCGATCGTCTGCGTTTCTTCGGCTTGCATTACTTCATCCTTTCCAATAGGGCGCGGAGCGCGCGAATGTGGTGATAGTCCTTTGGATACCATCGGCCTTCGTCGCACGCCTCGCGTATGGCTTCACGTTCCGCATCCGTGAGCGTGGCGGCAGAAACCTCTGCCTGTTTTTCTTTCGGCAGATGTTCCGTAACGCTTACGGCTCATCACGCCAATCGCACAGGTCGCACAGCGGCAGTCGGACGCCGTACCCATTCTCTGCTGTCAGGTCTTCCGTAACGCCAACGTCCCCAAATCTAGACACCATGACGAGTTTCACCGTGCTGCCCGCAGGAGCGGGAATCTCTACTTCCTTGCTGTCTCGCAGGTGCAGCATCGCAACGTCGCGTTTCAGTGTCGCGTATCGGTGCGGCCACGTTTCCGGTTTGTGCGGCATCCATCCGCGAGACATGGCATGGTCTTCGGCGGCGCGGTCGAAGTGAGAACCAAGCATTGGAGCAGACCCGGCATCGTCCTGCGTCATATCAACGTCCTTTCTCGGGCTGCTCAATGCAGCCGTTCTCACTTCGTCCGTTCCAGCAACCCGCGAAGCGTTGCCGCGATTTCCGCGCACTGCTCATCATCATCGTTGCCATCGTAGGCCGTGACCGCTTGGCAAATCGCCTCCCGCTCCGCGTCGGTGAGCGTGGGCTGGCGGTAGAGCGGGATGACAGTGCAACCCGGCAGGCTTTTCTCAACGCTGCGCATTTCCAACTCACACCAGCACAGCACTGGAGCCTCGCCAACCGGCGGGTTCCTCTTGCGAACGGCCCACGCCACCGGTTCATGTTGCGAAACCTTTTCCGGTTTTGTTTTGGGCATCGGTTCCGTTACTCGGCCCCGCCCCGCTCGTCGGCCAGTCAGTGCCGTCAGCAGCGGGGGCGGGGCCGATTGTTTGTTGACGCTCGCGCAGCACCGCCTCCGCGGACTCGTATGCCAGCCTCGCCCAGTAGTCCATGCTCCTGTCCTTGTCGGTCGGTGCCGCAAGCAGCCCCGTCAACGCGGCAGCGGCGAAGTGGTCGCGGTCGTTCATCCGAAAGTGACCTCCGCAATGGTTATTGGCCGATCAACAAACGTTTGCGGATCACCAAGCGCAGTAACGTCTATTAGTTCGTAATCGTGCGTAACCATTACGCCAATCGGCAGCAAACCGGCGCTTTCCTTTTGCGCCATATCGTCCAGCGCCGTCCGCGGACTTCCTGGGGCGTGGCGGTATGTCACGACATTTCGGGGAACATCAGCAATCGAAAACTCTTTTGAAAAAGATTGCACGCGGAAATCCTTGAGCATTGCCATTAGGTCGCTTTGTTCCTTGATTGGCTTCGCTTTGGCGAACCCCTGCGGCATCACCGGGCGGGCGGCAGCCGCCGCGACGAATGCGCCAACAACGCCAAGGAATCCGCGGCGACTTGTTGCGATTGCGTTTTGTTCCATTTCCTTTTCCTTCCAAAAAAGCCGCGGCGGCGCAACCGTGCAGCCGCCGCGGCATCCCAATCAATTCCCGTATCGAATCACCGCGTAATAGCGACCGTTCGCGCCGCGCGAAACAGCGCGTTCGCGGATCGTGTAGCGACCGTTGTTGTAACAGCAATTTGCGAGCGCCTGGGCCGCGGTCGCCCCGCATCCTATGCCCTCGCGGCAGTTGCCATTGCGGCCACGATGCCGCAGCACGCCCGTTCGCGCCATGTAGTCGGCATCCGCCTGGGCGGTTGTCACGCTCACGACAACGCAATCGGCGGCAACCGCCGGAACACACAAGCCGCACAGCACAGCGGCAGCGAAAATCTGTTTCATAGAAAAACCCTCCGTGGAACGTTGCCGCCCTAGCCGCGTTGGCTAGCGTCCGCGTCAACGTGTTTCGTGTTTGCGATCCGTTCGATTCGCGAAATCTCGCGCCGCAGATACCAGACCGCTTTTTCTAAATCTTCGATCGCCGCCAGCGCCGCAGGCGCGCCGCCGTTGTTTTTCAGCCCATGCCGCCAAACGTATTTCACAACGTTGGCAAGGTTGGCGGGCAGCCATTCGATAACGTCGATGGCTTCGATCGTGCGCCCGCATTCAAGGCATGCGCCGGGGAAACTTGTGTAGTGCGATGGATGGTCGATGGCTTCCCTGCTCACGTTGCGGCCTCCGCGCGTCTGGCGGCTAACGCGGCTTCCGTGCGCCGGAAGGCTTCCGCATCCGCCCCGGTGAATTCTCGCGGGGGCAAGCGCTCTTCGTTCCCGTGTCTGGACGCGGAGCGCTTGGGGCGCGAATAGTGATCGTTCGCCAGCCGTTCCGCGAACCCGTCGCCGCAAAATTGCGTCAGCGTCACCGGCTCAACGAAATAGCGCGCGGTCGCCAGTTTCGGAATCGCCTCGACCGCAAGCGTGAGCCAGCCCGGTTCCGCAAGCCGCTGCAAGGCTTCTCGCGGGGCGCGGCTGCCCTGCCACCGCTGGCCCGCGCCGTCGTTCCACGCCCGCCGTAGGGCTTGCCATGCGTCCGCATGTGGCTTCCGGCTGCCTTGGGCTGGCAAAGCATCCGCGGAGGCGGTGGAGGATGCCAGCGGGTAATCCTCTCCCTCCTCTCCTCTATTTTCCTCTCCTCTATCTCCTCTATTTAGTGTCTCTAGGCCGTTACGCTCGCGCGTATGTGCGTAACGGCCATGCGTTACGGAAGCGTTACATGATGTTTCGTCCGTGTTTTCCGCATCTTTTGCTTCGCGGTAGGCCGATTGGCGGCGGGCATTTAGCAGCCTAGCCTTCGCAGCCTTGCTAAAGCGCGCATCCCACCCCGGCAGCGTAGCACGCTCATTCTCTAGATCGAATTGCAGCCAGCCGACAGCCTCGACGGCCCGCCACCAATCGGCATCGCCACCGCAGGCGAGCGCCAACAGTTCCGGCGTTGCGTCGATCGTGCCATCGCTGGAGTTGAGGCTAAACCAGCCCCACAGTTTCCACAGCCGGTAAACGACAACCTCGCGAGAAAGCCCCGTCTTGGCTAGCAGACGCAAGACCTCCGGTTTCGTTTCGATCGCAAGATCGATCGGCACCCATTCCCCTGCCATTGCTATGCGCTCCTGTTCAGTTCGTCAAACCATTCCGCATCCACAACCCAAGAATCAACCGCATTGCCGCTGCCGTCGCGCGAGCGGCTTTGATAGGTATGCACCCGCGCCATGCCATGCCGTATCGCGCGCTGTAGGTCGCGCAGCGCCGCAACGCGGAGCGTCTTGTAATCGCCGTAGTCAACGTCCAGAATCAGCACGATATGCGGCCAGCGATCCGCGTAGCGGTCAACATCTTTGCAATTGATCGTCACCGCAGACCGCGAGGGGATGCCATACAAAGACTCCGCGGCATTGAACCGCGTGCGCCGCGTTTTCAAATCGGCGGGGCAAACAAAAAAGGCGTCGTGCGTCCACTTCGATTCGGCCTTCGCCGGGTTCGCGAACAGGGAACAGCCTGTTGCGAACGCTGGCCCAAGGAACGCGGTTTCCGCGCGTTCCCCCAGGCTGCACCACGCAAGTTTATTTTCGTTCGCCGGTCGCGATTCCATATTCACCTCGCGATTGCAGCCATTCCCGCAAAAACAGTTCCCACCGTGTCACGCGCCCGCCAGCAATCCACGCGATCAAAGCCTGTTCGACCGCTGGATCACGTTTTTGCTCATCGATCCGCCGCCGTTCCGCAAGCGCCGCCATTTCGCGGCGCCTGCGGTATTCGGCGGCGTTTAGCCATTCGCCTTCCATTGTTCGCCAGATCAGTAGTCGCGCGCTTCCGCAACGGAAATGCGCTGCCGATTCGATTCCAGCGCTCTAGCGATCCGCTGCAACTCAAACAGCATCAGACGCATGGCCGACAAAATCGTTGTCGCATCCAATCCAGTTGCAACAGGAACGATTGCGGACGATTGCTGTTCTTCGCCTGTTTTCATGCCAATACCCTTTCGTGAAAACTCCAAACCGCAGCCGCGACACGCGCGCGGCTCATCCATTCGAAACCGGCTCCGAAATCTTTCCTTTGAACCGATAGGAGAACAGCGTCGTTCCATTCGCCCGCCGAAAATGCAGCGTGTAGGAATACAGCCGCCCGCGGTGCGGGATTTTGATTTCCCTTGGAAACTCCGTGATGCCGTATGCGTCGAAATCGCTACCGCAGACAGGCCCGCCAACGAACGGCGCTGGCGGCATCGCCTTAAAACGGAATGTCATCTGCGCCCCCCTGGAACGTTTTCTTCGCCTCGCTCTGCTTACGCTTCGATGCCTTCGGCGCTTCCTGCGGCTGCGCCTGCGCCGCCTGCGGCATCAGCCACCGCGACACGCTCGCGCGAATTTCGCCAGCCTTCGGCCCCTGGCCGACCGTGTAGGTGGACGTTTCCACGCGGCATGATTTGCCGACCAATTGCGATTCGTCCCAATCTGGATTGCCCCGCTGCGGAGGCTCAACGCCGCAGGCCCGCGCGATCACGGCGATCCGGCGAAGGTTTGTCACCGGCACGGTTACGAAAATGCGCTTCTTAGCGCCATCCTCCACGCAATCCAGCCAGACCGAAAGGCAATCACCGCTGGGGTTGTCATCGCTGACGCGCCAGCCAGATTGAATCGTGGCCTGTTCGATGGTGCCTTCGTGTTCCCCAGGCGTGAGCGGTTCACGCGCCGCCGGGGCTTCGGTTGTTGTCAGTTCGTCGCCAGGAAACCGATCCCAATCAATGCGCATCGCTTTTAATCTCCGGTGAATGCTCATTTCCGACGCGGACAATCCGCGGCGTTTCCTCCGCACAATCAACCTTCCCCGCCGAATACCCAAGCGCGTAGGCCCAGCCCAGCGCGTAATCGATGCTTATTTCGCCAGATCGCACATCGGTTGCGATCGTGGCTAGCGTGGCGTTGCTGGTCATGCTGGCACCGCCTCCAATTCCGCCCGCCGCGCCTCAATGGCAGCCGCGATCGTGTCGCGTTGCGCTTCCGTGATTTCGCCAGCGGCAAGCCGCGCGGCAACCTTGGGCGCCAGACGATCAAGCGCCGCCGCGGACGATCCAGCGATGCCCGCCAACGTCGATTCGATCGATGCGGGCTGCGCGGCCTTGAGCGGCGGCGATTGGAACACGGACGCCAGCGCGTCTATCGAAAGCGGCATTTCCGGCGGCAGACCGTAGCGGTTTTTGGCGTCGAATGCCGCGGTACGCTCCGCGCACATGATCCGATCGCGCCCGCCAATCGCCTTTTTCTTGCCGTCCTGGCCTTCGACCAGTTTCATTTGAAACCGCACGAACAGCAAAAGATCGGCCCATTCCTTGAACAGCGGCGCGGTCTGCTTCGTCAGTTTCAGTTCGTATCGATCGTAGCCATCGGTCTGATCCGGCGGGCTGACGCGCTTCACGCCAGCATGCGCGACAAAAATCACGTTGATGCCCCGCGCGATCAGATCATCCGCAGCCGACAGAAACTTGGCGATTCTTTCGGCAACCATGACGTAGCCTTTTCCGAATCCGAAATCCTCAATCGACCTTTTGCCAGCGCCGCGAACGATCGATTCGATAAGCGACCGTTCCGCCCAATCCGCGGAATCAATCACTACCGTTTTGAATCCGTGCGGATCGCGTACCAGTTCGTGCATCGCTGCCTCGACATCAGCGAAGCCAGCGCACGGAATGCGGGCAACGTCTAGGTGGCGGCTGCCATCCTCAACGTCGAGAATCACCGGCGCGGGGCATTGCGAGGCCAGCGACGTTTTCCCAACACCTTCTTCGCCGTAGATCACGGCGCGAACCGGCGCAAACTGAATCCCTCGCGTGATGTTCAAAGCCATTTCATTCCCTTTCGTTTCTTGTTTCGTTCAAGACCCTTTCCCCATCCTCCCGCAGCATCGCCCGCCATACCTCGCGCCGATGGATCGACACGCTATCCGGCGCCTCAATGCCGATTCGCACCGTGTCGCCGGTAATCCCGCCGACTACGATTTCAACGTCAAGCCCAGGCAACACGATCGCCTCGCCTTCCCTGCGCCGAAGCCACAACATGAATTCCCTTTCGTGATTGACCGGCGGCATTCCGTTGCCGCCGGTCGCGTTTAGCGTCCCTGCCATTCGCCGCGATCCCTCGCGGTTTCCGTGTCGATCGGCCTGTCTGCATCAAGGAACACGGCGAAACCGCGGGCAACGCGATCCGCCATAATCCGCACCTTTTCGGGCGATCCCGGCGGCGCATCCGTAGCGGGCGTTTCACGCATCGCGGCATCGATAGCCGTTTGAATTGCCGACAGATCGCGAATAGCCACGATCAGCGCATCGGCCAAAATCGTTTGATCCCCGGCCAGCGCCCGCGCCCGCCATTCGTTTGTTCCGGCCGCGCTTTTACGCTCGCGCCCGTAAAGCCTGACAACGTTACACAGGTGCGCGTGGACGCGGACGGTTCGCCGCAGCCAACCGGCCAGCCGCCTGCCGATCGTGGCCGAAAGCCGCGTGCGGCGGTTGCTTACCGTTTCAGCGCCGCCGCCGCTGCCCAATCCGATTCCGACCATCCCGCGCGAATCTCCGCGCACGCCGCGCGAATCTGATCGGGGTTTGGCGCCCATGTTCGCGATTCGCGCGCCAAATCGCGCACTTCCGCGCGACTGATTCGCAGATGCGCGGCGATTTGTTCCGCGGTCACGCCCCCGGCCAGCCATTTGCGAATTCGCTGTTCTAGGCGCATCGCCCCCCCAAACGAAATGGGCAATGGCGCTGCGTCCGTGCGTCGTTGTCATGCCATGCCCTGCCTTGGTTCCTGCGGCGGCTCCGTGCCGCCACCCGTTGAGCAATCGAAGCCATCGACGGTTCGAATGCTCAACGCGGGGCAGATACTACGAACCATTGAAAACTACTGTCAAGGGCAGTTTTGGCATTTATGCGGAATCACAAAACCGGCGGCGCGGATAGGCAAACAGCGCAGGATATGCAGCCGCAAACGCGCATCATTTCCGGCGATTGCGTTGCTGGCATGGCAAGCATTCCCGCGGGAAGCGTCCATTGCGTGATCACCTCGTTGCCATACTGGGGGCTGCGGGATTACGGCGCTGACGGGCAGATCGGCCAGGAAGAAACCGCAGCCGATTACGTTTCGCGGATGGTTGCCGTGTTCGCCGCCGTGCGCCGCATTCTCCGCGACGATGGGACGCTATGGCTCAACCTTGGCGATACCTACCGCCGCGGGCAATTGTGCGGCATCCCGTGGCGCGTGGCGTTTGCGTTGCAGGGTGACGGGTGGCGGTTGCGGCAGGATGTAATTTGGCACAAGCCAAACCCGATGCCGTCTAGCGTGCGCGACCGATGCACAACAGCGCACGAATATTTATTCATGCTTGCAAAATCTCCGCGGTATTTTTTTGACGCAACCGCGATCCGCGAACCGCAATCGGGGCCGATTCAACGGCGGAATTTTGGCAACGCGGCAGCGCGCGCGATTGGTAAGGGTATGAGCGGCAACGAAGGAAGGGGGATTGCCTGGAGCGATACGGGGTTCCGCAATCGGCGCTCCGTATGGAAACTGCCGACGCGCGCCTACCGCGGCGCACATTTCGCCGTGATGCCGCAAGCGCTGGTTGAGCCTTGCATCCTCTCCGGAACTAGCAGCGATGGTTGCTGTGCGTCGTGCGGCGCGCCACGAACGCGCACGGTATCCCGCGAGCGCGTTGCAACCCGCCCAGGAAAAGACACGAAGGCAACCGGCAACGCGGCGCGCGAGGGCAACCGCGATCCGTTACGGCACATTACGCGCACGGAAACGATCGGGTGGAAACCGTCATGCCAATGCAACGCCGCGCGAATCCCTTGCACCGTCTTTGATCCGTTCGCGGGCAGCGGCACTACGCTGGCGGTTGCGGCGCAACTGGGGCGCAGCGGGCTAGGCTGCGAACTGAATCCCGACTATATCGCGCTGGCGCACGAAAGGATCAGCGAGGCGAAATCAACTTCGTCAGCGGAACGCCAAGCGCCGCGGCAAGCGCGGACAGCGTAGACACGCGCGGATCGGATATGCGTCCCGTTGTGATGCGATAGATCGTCTCTAGGCTGATCCCAGAATCGGCTGCGATCTCGTCTAGGTGTTTGTGCCTTCGCGCCGCCAGCCGTTCTATGCGCCGCCCTAGTTCGCAGCGCTCCAAATGTCGCGGCCTGCCGCCCGCCCGCCTGCCCGCGTTTTTTCCGCCGTTTGCCGTCGCCATATGGCCCCCGTCCCTGGAGTTTGACACGGCTACCGTCCCGCCTCGACAATGGAAGCAGACCGGCAACCGAATACACCCGGAAGGGCTCGAACCTTCAACCTTCGGTTCCGTAGACCGATGCGATTCGGGGGGGTTAATCCCCCTGTGGGGATTGTGTCGGTTGAAACGATCGCAGAGCGGCCAGCGTAAGAGCATCAAAGCCGGGAAGGATTGCGGCGCACAAATCACGAACTAGGAATAGGAACCGCAGCCATGATCCGCACAAACGAACCAGAAACGCTGGCCGACTACATAGCCGCGTATGCGCTGACGCATCCGCTCGAAAAAGAATCGTTGCGGCAATACGAAATCGCGGTGCGGCTGTTCGACCGCTGGGCTGGTCATCCCGTGCGCCTAGACGAAATCGACGCGCCGCTAGTCTCGCGTTGGATCGCGGACTATTCGCAGACGGTCGCGCCGCAGACGGCGCGGAGCAAGCGCCGCCAGATCGTGAGCCTATGGCGCTCCGCGGTCGATGATGGTTTGTGCGATCCCGTCGCGCTCATGCGCCGCGTGCGGCCCGTCCGCGTGCCGTGGAAAGCGCCGGTCGCCTGGACGCGCGAGGAAGTGCAGCGGCTGATAGCCGCATGCGCCACGATGCCGCGATGGCACCGCTGCGGGCTGCGGCGGTCTGAATGGTGGGCGCTGGCGATTCGCGTTGCCTACGATTCGGGGCTGCGGTGGGAAGATCAAATGTTCCGCCTGCGCGTCGATCAGATTACCGACGATGGTTTTATTGCGTGGCCGCAGCACAAAACGGGGCGCGTTGTGGTGTGCCAGTTGTCTGAACCAACGTTGGCGGCGCTGCGGCTTTCGCTCCAGCGTTGCCCGCGCGAACTGGCTACCCCGTGGCAGGGCAGCCACGAAACGTTTTCCGATCAGGTGCGGACATTGGTTCGCCGCGCTGGAATCAGATCGGGAACGTGGAAATGGATTCGGCGCACGGGCGCGACCGATTGCGAAATTCAAGAGCCAGGATCGGCGGGGCGGCATCTTGGTCATGCGCCAGGATCGAAACTGGCATATATCGCCTATGTCGATCCGGCGCAGGTTGCCGCGGCCCGCGGGAAAACAGCCCCGCGCGCCCTCGCTTGACCGCGGGCAGCCGATCGGCAATAATCCCGGCATGGCAAAAATCGATCCGACTCTTTATGTGACGATCGGCAGCGCCGCGAGAATCGCGGACGTTGATCGATTTTGGATGCGGCAACTCGTCAAGTCCGGCAAGATTTCCGGCGTGGAAATCGACGGGCAATGGTTTGCCCTGCGGTCTGCGGTCGAGAAATACCAGCGTTCCGACACGGGGCGCCCCAGGCTGCCGCGGGCGGCAAAATCCGCCGGCCCCAAAAAAGCCTAGGTTTCGCGGGGTTTTTCCAGGGAAAAGATTTTTTGGGTTAAGGGCTGGACAGGGTATTGCCGATCGGATATAGTGTTGGCATGACGCGGACGATTGAGCCGCGGCAAACTTCAAAAGGAACCCAAGTCATGACGAACTCCCAGTTTTCCGCTGCCGTCGAAATCGCCAAGGGCAACGCCGATCTGTCCCGCGTTGATACCGAAATCCTTTTCGGCTACGGGCTGCGGAACTTCGCCCCCGTCGCTGCCACCGTGGAAACCGTCGCCGCCGTGATTCGCTGGGATTGCTTGATGCTGAACGGCGAGTTTGATTCAGTGGCCCTCGACAACCTCCACACCATCTTCCGCCGCAAGGTGACGGTGGTTTGACCGGAAGCCCCAAGCCCCCGCGGCAACTTCGCCGCGGGGGCAATCGACCACAAGCAAAAAGGGAAATGACAATGGCGAAGGCAACGAAAGCGGAAGTTGGAATTGCAACGGAAGGCGCCTGGATGTTCGCCGTTAGTGCCAATGAGTCTTTGCACAGCATTCCGCGCCGCGTGATTGTGGGCAGGAAGCGCGAAGGCGAAAACGTCTACCGTTGCAAATACAGCGAGAAAGATTTTGGTTCCGGTTTCGCGTGGATTAACGGGCAGTTTCTTTTCCCGACTATTGGGGCCGCATGGGACGCTATCGCCTCGCGGCTTGATCGGTCAGCGGAGGAAATGAAATCCGCCGCGGACAACGCCCGCGCGGCGGCTGCACGTTCGCGCCGCGAGCCGGTCGCCCCCCCAGCCACCACCCCCTGACCGGCTGCCGGGGCCGGGGGCCGGGTGGGAAACCCCGGTTTCCCGGCCTAAAACCCCACAAAAGATTTTTCCGCTCAAGGGCTGGACAGCGTATTGCCGATCGGATATACTAGAACCAACGCGAGCAAATGAGACTCGCGGGAATGAAACGAAAGGAACCCGAACGATGATCGCGACGAACTGGAAAAAGGGTGATGCGGTTAGCGTGACCACCACCACCGCGGGCGCCGAAATGCTGGAAATCGTTACCTTCGTTCGCCGCAACGGGCGCCAGTTCGTGATTCTGGCATCGGCAGCGTCTGCCGAACTGATCCGCCGTGGCGAACTTGATTTCCGCACCGTGATTTTGACCGGCATCGGCGGGCGGGTTCGCGAAATGGAAACGCAGTATTTCCACCGGCTCACCGCCAGCGGCCTTGCGGTGAAAGCCTAACAATCAACCCCCCCCGCGGCATCGGGCCGCGGGGGCTTCCGCCAGCAAGCCAAAGGAACAACAGCCATGCCCGAAACGACATACCGCATCCGCAAAATCAGCGATCCGCGCAGCCGCGGGGCTTGCCATTGGTTTGAAATCGAAGCCGCCCGCGGGGGCGAAACGTGGCACGTTGCCACGGTTGACACGCGGCAGGAAGCCCGCGCGACCATCGCCGCGATTGAGGCGGCGGAAGCCCAAAAAGCCGCGGGAAAATAATCGCCTTTTTTCTGTTGACAGCCTATTGCCGGGCGGCTATACTTGAACCAACGCGGCAAGGAACCGCGGAGCCTAAACACGAAAAGGAACCTACGATGTGTGCCGGATACAAAATCAAGGGGATGGCTGAGGAAGGAACCTGTGAGCATTGCGGCGCGAACTGCCCGAAGCGCCGCGTATACGTTGAGACTGCCAGCGGCGACGTTCAAGCCTGGGGCGTGATCTGCGCCAGCAAGGTTCGCGGCGGCAGGGGGAAGGCCAGCGAAACCGAACTCCTCGCGAAGTTCGCCCGTTGGGCTGATTATCTGCAAAATATGTTCAACGAAGGCGCGGATTTCGATTCCGTCTGGCGCCGTTCGCCGTTTTGCATTGTCCGCGCTGGCGACGTTGCGAACCTTTATTACCCTGGCAGCAACGTGCCGGATGCGGTCTTGCGGATTCAGCCTGCCGCGTGAAACGGTGGGCGCAGCCCCGCGGGCCACGGTGGCCCGCGGGGAGGATGGAAACAAAACACGAAAGGCCAGCACATGACACGCAAGACAAAGACAGCCCGCGACACGTTCCCGATTACCGACGATGTTTCAGGCGCATGCGCCCGCGCCGAAACGATCCTTGAACACTACGGAAAAGCGCGCGGGCAATCGCGCGGCGATTTGTTTACGCTCGTCGCCCGCGCAATGGCCGACCTAGCCATCCTTTCCGACGTTGAATACGGCATAGCCTGGGGCGAGGCTCGCGCCGAAGGCGGCGATTACCCGCACGGGCATTCCGCGGAAAGCGCATGCGACGAAGCCGGTGAGATTGCCCGCGAAACCTTGAACGATGATCGGCTGCGGCGCGAGGATGCCGAATACGCGCGGCTGCGTCTGCCGCAGTCGATATTCCCGCCGGTCGCGCCGCAGCCCGCAGGAAGCCGAAAGCGGGGCTAGGAAGCCCGCGGGGCCGCAGGGGGCATTCCGGCCCCCTGCGGCGGAATGCGGCCCCCTGCGGGCATCCACGGCCCTAGGCCAAAAGCCCCGGTTTCCACGCGAAAAACAGCGTTCCAAAAAAAATCTGGATTGCCGCTTGACCTATTGCCGATCGGCTATATAATTCAGCCATGACGCAAGCGAATGAGACTTGCGGCAAAACTTCCGAAGGAACCGAAGCCATGAAAACAATTGTTCTTGCCTATGACGCTGATTCCGTTGTGGTGAAGTGGAAAGCGGAGCATGACAGCAAAAACAGGGGATGGATTGTCACCGATCACCAGGGTGACAAAAAGTTTTTTGGAGGGTGCATTGAGGCGGTTATCGATCACATGGAAAGAATCACGCTCGCTAATTGGGGAATGAGGCTTTTGGGTGTTCGCTGAAAACACAACCCCGGCGGCATCCGCCGCCGGGGCAGGGGGGGCTACCAATGCCGCAACTGCTGGCCGATCTAATGACGAATCCCAACCTAGCCCGCGCGGATGCCGCGTGGCTTGCGTCCGCAATCGCTAGCGATTGCCTGCGCCGCTGCAACGTTGACGAACTGCCGCGGTTGCTGGCGACAATCGGCGCATGGCGCGCCGATGTGCTGGCAGCGATCCGCGCGAACTTCCCCCAGCATTGCGATTGGGGCGGCAATGGCTAACCGAAAGCCGCAACTATTCGACCGCTGGGAATCTCCCGAAATCATCGCAACGATTCTTGCCTGGGCCGACAACCTCGACCGCTGCTATGCGGAGGCGGCGAAATTCGATGCGGCCCGCGCGGCGGAATCCGACAGCGGCGAGGAATCCGAATCGTTCGATCCGGCGCGCGACGGTTGGATCGGGAAGGATGGCCGACCATGAAACCGCATTGGGATTCCGCGCTGCGGGCGCTGATTCTGATTCGAATCGGGCAGGAACTGGGAACCGATTCCCGGCTGGCGCGTGCCGTGCATGATGCAATAGGCGCGCTTATTGCCCTGGCCTTCTGACCGCGGCAACGCATTGGCAAATCGCGTGGCGCGCGTCTGCGCTGCTAAACCACAGATTGCAGATTTCAACCACAACCGCGCGCATTAGCAGATCGATTGCCCGCACCGTTGCGGGCGATGCCCCCCATCGCGTTTCTAGTTGCTCACGGCAGCGGGCCGCGACAACTGAAACAGCCGCCACGGTATCGGCTGCCGCCTTCGGCGGCTGCGGCTGGCGTGCCAAAACCGTCATTTGCGCGATCGGGAACCAGCGTAAGCATTCCTGTACCATAACGTCGCAAGTATGCGACAAGCCTTCGGCGGGCGCGCCGATGCGGGCGCGTACCTCCTCCTGCAATTGACCTATTAACGTTGCCGCCGCATCCCCCACCGAAACCTCCTGCGTCAAAGGCTGGCCGGTTTTTCTGACGCGGGGGATGCGGCGGGAACGCAACGGCGGCAGTCCTTCCCGGCCTTGCATTTGCATTGTGGCGGGCATGGGCAGGGGGTAGCATGGCCGTCCCCGTGCCGGATCGTCCCAGTTCCTGCGCAATCCTGGCAGCATTTGCCTGGGGCTGGCGGCTGCGGCGGTGCGGGAGCCTCATCGCGCGCGAAAGCCGCGTAGGCCGCAGCGCAGGCCGCGGCAGCCCGCGGGGCTTCAGCGTCAACGTCGGAAGGATCGGCAGACAGCCAGACTAGAAGTGCCGTCAGCCAGCGCCAGAACACGGAGAGCATCTACCAACCCTCCGCGTGGCGAATCGTGCGCGTATCATCGGGCCGCGCGAGCGCGTGAACGTATTGCGGCGGCTGTTCCTGCGGCGGCTGTTCCGCCACCAGCATGATCCACAGCCCTGTTTTTGCCAGCCGCGCGAGCGCCTTGAGAATCGGACGATCGGCCAGCGGGGCCGGATTCGGCTTCGCGTGATGGAACCATCCGACACAAAGGCACGCGGCGCAGATTATGGCAAGCGTGCGGGGCTTGATCGTGAGCATTGAAAACCTATCGGTTTGAAATCGAATCGAACGGCGGCTGCACCCAACCGCCGTGATCCAAAACGCGGAACTTGAAACCATCGACGCCAGCAATCGAAAAACTGTCGCCCTCGCGCAGCGCGCGGTCTGCATCTTCGAATGAAATCCAGTAGCACCCGTCCGGCTGATCGGCTGGATTCTTGCCGCCGCCCTGCCAGGAACTGCCCCAGGAGTTGATAATCGCGATGCCGTCGCGCGGGTTGCGCATGCTGCCGTTTGCATTCTTCGCGTACCGCACGCCGATTGCGCATTGACAATGCGCCCATCCTTGCGGGGTACGCTTCGCGAATCCATCTTCGTCCCGCGTAGTGGAAAACGATAAACCGCAACAGATCACAACCGGAAAACCAGACTCCAAACTGGCGGCGCATTGTTCGACGTTTTCAATTAACGCGATGCCGCGGGCGCGGTGTTCGTTCGCGATCTTGTCCAGCCTGCCGCCGTCGTTTTGCCCGCCGCAGCCATACGCGCCCCAGGCTTTCGCGCGGGCCGGATCGTATTCCCGCAGATCGGTGCCGCCGCCGTAATCCTTGCGGTAGAGAATGCCGCCGGTTCCGTTTTTCAATCCGGCGCACCAGCGCGCCGCAGCGGCTCCATACGATCCATCTGAATATCCGGCGAACGTCACGCCGCGGGATTCGCAGCGGCTTCCGCCGTACAGCGCTTCGGTCGCGATTAACAGCGGCGGTTCCGGCAATCGGCCCAGTGCATAATCCACCGATTGGCCGACATAACTCCCCATCCCCCAGCCGAAACTAATGCAATCACCAATGCCCTGTTTCCAAGGCCCAAACGGCTTTCCGTATACCTCGCGGTGCGCCTTCTCCGCGTAGCGCCACAAAAAGGCATCGCGGCCCTGCGCCTTCGCGACAACCTCCGCGCCAGCCTGCGCGAAACGCGGCTTATCCAGTTCCGCAAGAAATCGCCGCGTGGCTTCCGGGTTTGGCGTGTAGCCAAAATTATTGGCGCCGATGGTGCGCTCTAGGCCGCGCATCATCACGCCCGCCACGATTGCGCACGCGATGCAGCCAACGGCAGCGCCTACGATCAGCCAATCAATCTTGCCGTTATCGCGCCGCGTCATTCGCCGCCCTCGCGATCGTGCGGAATGCTGCAACCCATTGCGCGCGTTGCTCTGGCGTGATCGGCCCGCCGTCAGTGCCGAGCGTGTTCGTCATGTAGCGATCGATTTCGGCTTTTACCTTTGGCTGGCGGGCGCCGAGCGAATCGCCGCGCAGCCGGATTTCGCGGGCGCATATCCGCAGATCATCAAGCGCCGCCGCCGTGCGCAACCGCGGTTCCGGCTGCATCCCGTCATATTCCACAACCGCGCCCAGTTCGTCCGTTAACGCCGACAGAATGCAGGCGTCCGCGCTCGCCGTTGGCCCGATGAATTTCCCGCGGAGCAAAACGTCCGCATCGGGAAGCGGGGCAGGGGTTGGCGCCTTCGCGCCGCTGTTGGCGAAATAGGAAACAACAGCCCCGGCTGCCAGCGCGAGCGCCAGAATGTACCGCGTGCGGCTGTTCATTCGCGATCGCTCCCGTTGACCAGCGCCAACGTCAGCGCATCGACCGCGGCGCGCTCTTTCTCCGCAAGTGATTCGGTAGCCAACAGCCTGCCGCGAACGTGCGAAAGCGCGCGGATTGCATCTTCGTATGTCGCGTGCGGATTCTGCCTGGGGGCGAATGCCGCCGGGATCGAAAGCCCGCGGCTAGCGGGCCAGAATGCCGCGGCAGCCGCAGCCACCGCAAGGAAAAGCGTCATCATTGCGCGGCCCTCACCATTGGCAACAGCGCCTCCACCGCGCCGGATGCACACGCCAGCACCAGCGCGCGAACGGCTGGCCGAACTACGATCCAGACCGGATACGCCAACGTCGGCGCCGCGTAGTCCGCGATGCCGTCGAATACGATTCCAACCGCGGACAAAACCAGCGCCTTTTTCGCGGCGCCATCGGTTGGCATTGCATCCACGGCGGCAATTGCCGTGCGCAGGAACGCCAACAACAGTTCCGCCAATTCGGCAATCGTGATCCCATCCGCAGCCTTGAGGCGCGCGATGGCGACGAATGCCGCAAGTTTGCTTTCGAACTCCGCAGGATCGCGGGCCGCAATGGTTGGCGCGTCGGAAATCAATCCAGTACCCCCGCGATGTAAACATCAATCGATGCCGCGTCGGTTGCGGAATCGTTCGTAATCAGAATGTTTCGACTGCTGCCATCGGCCAGATAGCCGGTCGCCGTATCCAGCGCGAACAGCGTTGCGCCAGCGGGCAGCCATTGCGCGCCGCTGGAGTAGCCTTCCCATCGGTTCGAAGTGGCATCGCCAAACACAACGCCCGCGGTCAGCGAACGATTGACAACCAACAGCATTTTGATTTTGTAGAGCGCGATCGATCCGGTTCCGCCGAAAGCGGTTGTAGGCAGATTGAATAGGTCGATCGTCGCGGTCTGCCCGCCTGGGATCGAAATCAGATCGCGCCAATATGCGTTCGCCTCGCCATCCGCCGTACCATTCGTGAGCGTGACGGTTTGCAGCACGGTTGCCGTATCGGTAACGGCGGTCGCCGTCAGATCGTCCACCCAACGGGGGACAAGCCGCAGCAAGCCGGAAAGGGAAAACGTGGAAGCCATGCGCGCTATTCCGCCGGGGTAGATGTTCCGATCAGCACGATCGAATACGAACACGCGCTAGCGTTCGTGTTCGCGATCCGCAAAACGCTGTTGCCTTCCGTGACGATCCAAGCATCGGAGCGGTTCACGGACAGCACTTCGGAGCCTGGGCCGACCGAAAACGCATACGATTGGCCGGTTTCGTCAGCACCAACGCGGATCGACAGCCCCGCCGCCGTTTCGTTGTTGGCAACGCGGATGGCGCGGAGTTGCGCAATCGTGCAGGGAACCGACACGCCAAGCGTCGTTTGCGCCAGTTCCAGCAAGTTCAATTCGTCAAACGATTCAGCCGGGATCGTGCGACTATCGGCCCAGACAACATCCGCGGCGCCGGTGCCTGCGCCGTCGCCAATCGTGTAGGTCGCGCTGACCATGTTCCTGTTCGTAACTGATCCGTTTTCCTGCGTGTCAACGCGCGACCATTGCAGGCGCGTTGACACGGCACCGGAAAAAACGTCGCCCAGCGAATCAGCCATCTAATAGCCCTTCGGCAATCGCGCGTTTCGCGGCCTCGACCGTGCATCCCAACCGATAGGCGAGAAATTCCAGATCGCTCCGCGACAACTGCGGGCGGCTGGTGATTTTTCCCCAGGTTTGTTTCTGCGCCGTGTAGTCGCTCACGGCGGAAGCGCTTTCGCCAACTGCGGCGATCGGCTCCCTACCGTCAGCACCTCCGCGGCGCCAATGATTCCAACGGGAAATCACTTCGCGCCTCCGCGTTTAGCCTAGCCGCGGATTCCGGTCGCGGGCCGGTCTATGGCACGAACGATTCGCATTCGGCCATGCACGCCGCGTACCCCGCCATATCCACGCAATTATCGGGATGCTTGCGGTCGCCCTGGTGCCGCGCGCACTTGTCCAGAATCATCATCGTGGCCCAATCCGCAGCGGTCAGCGGCTCGCGCAGTTTGGAAGCAAAGATTGCATTGATGGCGCCGATCGTCCGCGTGAAATGCTCCATCGGCGGCGCGTAGGTTGCGCGGCGCTCGCGCGTTGTATCGGCGGCTTTCCGCAACAGCGCTTCCGCCGGGCTTTCCCCCAGGCCCGCCGCCGTGATCCCGTCCCCCAGCACGCGGGGCGCAATCGGTTCCTCGCGGCCCGTCCGCAATTCGCGATCGCCGCGCAGAATCCAATCGGGCGGCAGCGATTCGGTCGGCGCCTCCGCTTCCGCCGCTGCTGGAACAACCCCGGCTGCCGTGTCGAATTGCATACTCGCCAACTCCTTTTTCAGCGTGTCGATATGGGCTAAAAGCCGCAGCACATCGGCGGCGAGGCTGCCCGATGTTCCGGCATCAAGGCAGCCGGAAAACCGCAGCGCCCGCTGTTTCGCCTGCGCGAAATAATCATCCGTGAGCGTGTGCATTATGCCGCCTGTTTCCTCTCGCGCCAGCGTTTTAGGACGAACGGACGGCGCCATCCGAGGCGATGCGGTAGTTGCGAACGTCAAACGATCCATCGGCGGCAACGTCGCACACTGCGAAGCCGTGATTGTAGGCATTGATCCGCGCATATTCGGGCGTCAGATCAGCCAGACAGCCCGTTGACCATGAGAACGTTTCTTCGTGCCACATATTCGGCTCGCTATGCCCGCTGGTACGGTGATGATGCCCAACTAATACCGTGGCCTTTGTGCGCACCCATGCGCCGCGGGCAGCGTTGACGGGCGATGCCAGTTGCCGCGGCAATTCGTGGCCGTGCAGCACGGTAAGTTTCCCCAGCATTACGGGGCGCTGATCGTCAACTAGTTCGATGCCGTGGCGTTCTAGGTGAAGCCATTTCTCTAGCCCCATTTCCGGCATATCGGATATTTCCGGCGCATGCTGGTACAGCCAATGCCGATACCTCTCCTCATGGTTTCCGCATTTAGCGACGATCGGAATCCGCCGAAATTCCTGCCGCAGCCAGCCGAAAAACTGCCGCGATTGCTCCAATTCCCGTTTGAAGTTTCGTTCCGCAGGATTCTTTTCCCACCGGCTGATCGAATAGAAATCGACCGCATCGCCATTCACCAACAGCGCGCGGATGCGGTCGCGTTTCAGCCTTGCGATTGCAGCCGCAAGCGCGGTATCGGAATGGTATGGAATGTGTATATCGCTAATGATTCCGATCGGCCCAGCGGCGTCCAGATCGTAGCGCAGCCACGGTTTCGCGATCGACTGCGGGGCCGCGATGCCCTCCCCAGGCGAACGCGGCGCGCGCTTAAAGGCGGGCTGTTTGCTTCCTCTTTTTCCGCACGTTCCGAACTCGCTGCGAATCCGCGACCGCGCCGCCTCAAGGGTAATCGCGTGATTCGATTTCTCGACCAGCGACCGCGCGAGCGATCGGGCCGGATGGTCTGGATAACGGCGGATTAGTTGCCGCGCCATGCGCTGTATAGGATCGATCGCCACTCTATTCCTCCTGTTCGTCGGGCTGGCGGAATTCGTAGGCGTGGAGCATCGCGCTTACTTCGTCCGCAACCTCCGAAACCGCCGATTCGGATAGGTCTGGAAAACGCGCGTGCAGCCATTCATGCAGCAGCACGTTTAAAAAATCTTCGCCGTGGAGTTTGTTCGATACGCGGATAGTGCGCGTGTTGTAGTCGCAATCGCCAAAGATCGTTTTCGGGACGCGGCAATGGCGGATCGTCCAGCGCTCGCCATGCAGATAGATTTTCCGAGCGCTAGCCATGCGCCCGTTGTACCGGGCGCGGCCCCGGTTCCGGCCCGTCTAGTGCCGCTATTGGCCGAAATAGAATTTCTGCGCGGCCTGCACGGCATCGCGTGCGGCATACTGGACGCTGTTCCCCGCTTCGGTCAGCCACTTTTTCCGGCCTTCGCAGCCGCAGCCGCCGGGTTTTCCAGCCGTCCGCGTGATCCGCTCGACGCGCTCTTTCGTGATGCCGACAGCCGTTAGGCCGCGCTCTACCAGCGCGCCAACGTCTACGGGTTTCCACGGTGGGGGCGGGGGCGGCGGCGCGCAATCGCGGAACGTCGGCAGTTTGCTAGCGCGGTAGCCGCAGACGCTGCAAACCATGTTGCCGGAATCCAATTGGCATTGCGGTTTGATTGTTGTCATACGGTAGAAATCGTGAATTGAACGTCGCCGCATCCACCATACGCGAGCGGAACGGAAATGCCCTGCGGCGGCTGGCACATTGGCGTATCCTCACAAACCGCGGCGCACTTGTCTGCCTGCAATTGCGCTTCTGTTTTATTTGTTCCGCACGCCGGATAGCGCGTATCTTCAAATTCGCTTTGCCATGTTGTTCCGGCGGAAATGATAACGGCGCATTTTCGCAAACAGTGATCGCATCCGCCTTCGTCTGGTTTTGTGGCGCAGATCATCGAATCAATGTTGACGCGATATGTTATTATAACTTCGTATGCCCAATCTCCATTCTCGTCTTGATAACCATCAAGCCGCGTTGATTTGCTCCATCTATGCGCCGAGCCTTCTCGCGTCAGCACATGCCGCCCGTTTTGATTTATGTATGTCGGGCTATCCTTCCAATCCTGCGGATGATCCTCAACGTCGATTTCTATTTCCTGCGGCACAACTCCTTGCCCCTGGCAGCACGCGCCGCAGGACGCGAAAGAGCCGCCTGGATTCTCAAACTCTGGATCGTATTCGCCACCGGGCGTTACGCTCATTGTCTGGCCGTAAGTCGATTCGCCATCGAATGCCAACTGCCCGCAATCGCTTACGATTGTGTCTGTCGTGAACAGCGCGCCGCATACGTTTGATCCGCTGAATTCTGGCGATCCGTAGAAAAACGGCCCCACAAAGCCAGCGGGCGGAGTTGTCGGCCCCAGATACGCTACAGCAACTGTATGCCCATGATTTTGATGCGTTCCAAATGGGTCTTGATAAGTTCCATACCATAAAATTCCGTATGGCTGTTGCCATCCGCCGCACAACGTGTGCGAATAGGTGCATTCCGGTTGCGGAAAAAAATCCTGGCCGTTCTGATACCAATTTACTTGCACATCCGGCAAATTCCTTTGCAGGACAATCGTTTTCCCGTTCATATAGTGGCCGCAACAATCGTTCGACGACCATTTCCACGCCAAGTAATCATCGCCGCCATCATCAATCGTCAGCCCGGTGATTTTTCCAAAATCTGCGCTGCCGGTATCTTTGTTTACCTCTGCTTTTATTACTGCGCCAGACCCATTGCTTTGGGGCGATTGCCCAACGGATACGGTAACGTCCGCAACGTATGGTTGTTCGCCTTTGTCCTCGCGGTAGTATTTTCCTCCGTTGCTGATCGTCACGCCCGTAATATCGCCAGCGTGATAGTATCTCCCCCTGTTTATGAAATTCAGCGCCGCAATCGTTCCGCCGTCGTTCCAGTAGCCGCCGCCAGACTGCACGCTTACGGACACGATTGCGCCGTCCTCATCGACTTCCAGCGTTGCCGATGCTGGCGATGATGTGATTCCTGCGCAGGAAAAGCCGACTTCCTGCCCATCGGCATACCCGCTGCCAGCCGAAACAACCGAAACGCCCGACACGCTCCACCAGTGCCGACCGTCTGAAAACGTATTCTGCGAAAGCGATACCTCCAATTCCGCCCCGCTGCCTCCGCTGTACGAAAGCGCGGAAGGAATTGCGGTAACAGTTGGTTCCGTGAAGTTTGTCAATGCGCTGGCGTGCGCGTAGTTGTTTCCTAAAACAAAATCGCCTTCGCCTGGGTCGAATGACACCTGCGCTTGATCGGAGTACCCGCTTCCTGGGTTGTCGATTGTGGCCTGCGAAATGTACCAATAATCGCCGCCGCCATAGGCTTGCGCCTTCGCGAGCGTCAGCGATATTTCCGCTCCTGTTCCTCCTGCAACCGTAGCCGTTATCGTCGGCTCCGTGCGCGGCACCGTCAGCGTGATTGATGCCGACTCCTCTGCCGTGTCGCCCTTTGCCGTCATCACGGAAACAACGTTGGAGGAATCGTATCCGCTGCCCAGTTCGTCAACAGTGACGCCGGAAACCTTCCAATATGGAAGCCCGCACGAATCGGATGATTCTTGCAGCGTTATCGAAAACTCCGCGCCGCTGCCGTTGCCGCTCACGGCCAGCGATAGCGTCGGTTCGACGCGGCCCAGTTTCGCGTAGCCGCTGCCCGCCTTCGTCAGCGATACGGACGAAATCGGGCCTGCGTCCGTTTCTGGATCGCCCCCAGGTTCCAGCACTGCGCCAGCCGCGCCGCTGCCGTAGCACGACGAAAACGACAGCCCGCACAGCGGCGCCAATTTCATTTTGTCGGAATAACCGCCAAGCGTGACGGTTACGGTATCCGGCAATTCGCCTTCCGTGCAAACTCCGCACGGCTGCGATTGACCGCAACAATTGCTGCACGGGCGCCCGATCATAAATCCGACCGGATACATTGCCGCCGCCATGATCGCGATGCACCATAGCGGCAACGCGACGGGATCGGAAGCGATGGCAGCGAAAACGTCGTGCATCAGCATTCAGCCGCGACTATGTACCACGCGCCGCCGATCAGGCGACAGCCAACCCATTTTGCCGGGCCGCCGCTGTTAACCGTAACGGTAGCAAAAAGATTCTTTGCGGAAATCTGTGACGGTTGCCCATCCTCATCGTATGCCGAACCGTCCCCGTTGTATCTGTCAACGGTTACTGATTCGCCGCCCTTGGTTGAGGTTTCGGAAATTTTGCCCAGCACATAAACCGGCGTTTCGTCCGTTGGCTTCTCCAGCAATACAATCGCCCATTTTCCGCTGCCCGTCCCCGATTCCTTCCACAAAATCGGAATGCCGTAATATTTCGAACTCTGCATTTCCTCAAACGTGCCGTTGTTTTCACCATCCATTTTTGCGGTTGCCAGCCAATGCGCATCGTCCACGATTTCGATTCGCACTTGGCATACGCCCGAAACGGCAACCCTTCCGACCTTCCCGGCCCCGATAGGATCGATTGCAATCCCGAACGCTTTTGCCGTTGTAGTTGGTGGAGCGCTGGCAGAAATTAGCGGTTGGGAAAGAAACTGGAGCGTTTCCGGGTCTGATTCACTAGCGGGGGCGGGAATGTAGTTCCCAATTTCAACCACGCCGAACCGCGGAATATCCGAACTGCTGTAATTCTTGCACGGCATCACATAATACGGCGCGCTCGCGGATCGGGCCGGTTGCCCAGCCATGCCAGCCCCGGCGCCTAGCACTATGTCGGCTGCATCCTGGGCGCGGTTCCACGCTCGCGCGGAAATCGCAGACTCCAGCGACTGCCCGCTCTCAATGCGTCCGTTTGGCGCTGCCATTAGTTGACGCCGATCCCCAGGAGCGCGAAATTCGACTCGCGGTAAACCTTGTTTACATAGACATGGCGCGGCTTCTTAATGAGCGTATTGCTTGCAACGTCAGCCTCGTACCGCACCCAAAGATATTCATGCCCCTTTTTCGCAATCCCGTCGATTGATCCAACGGACAGCGCGGGCAATGCAGCGCCCTCTCCTGCATTTGGGCTAGCGATAAATTTAAACGCGAGCGACCACGGCCCATCCCCCTTTTTTTCGTCCCACTCCTGTTGCCCGCTGCACCCAACGAACAGCACTTCCCCGGCGGCAAACGTGCGGAATGTGCCGCTGTTCGTCGTTCCCGTGGCCTGCGCCACTCGCTTGATCCATGCGGAGGTTACATAGGCCGCGGGAACGTCATACGTTTCTGACCATTGCAGCGCCGGAATCACAATATCGACGCCACCAACGCGCTCATCGTCAACGGCAATCGCCTTTTTCTGATCCGGCGCATTGTCGCCGTACCGCTGTTCTTCCAGCGCCTGCGTAATGTGGTGGGTGCCGCCGCCGGTATCGAAACTGCGGGCGCGCTTCAGCGGCTCCGGTTCGCTCTCATCGTCCGCGCCCTTTTTCTCATAGTTGATCGTTAACTGCCAGCATTTATCGCCAAGGTATGAAAGCGAATAGGATTCGACCGTACACTGCACGCCTGAATAGGGATACTGCCAATAGTAAAGTTGCTGCATGACGGTTTGCGAAACGTCCGCATGCACAACGAGATCATCATCCGTGCCGAAAATCTTGTAAGATTTCGTATATGTCGCTGTTCCCCGCGTGCCTGCGCGCACGATTGTTGCGGCGCGGCTTGATTTATCCTCGACCCAATCAAGAGTAGGCATTATTCGGCTACCTTTGGTTTGCCCATGCCGCGCGTATTCTTCGCTGTTTCTTCAGATGCTTTCGCGATCCGTTCCTGCAACGTCGATCCGAAGCCCATGCCCGCGGCGGCAACGGCGGAAAACGTTCCGGCAACGTCCGCTTTTGATTTGACCGATTCGGCGCCAGCCCCAGCGGCCCCGGCTTCCGCAGACTTGCGGGCGGCTGCATCCTGCGCGTATTCGCGTTCCGCGATCTTTTCCTGCTGGATTCCTAGTTGCTCCTGCATCGCCGCGAATTCCTCCGCGGTCAACCGGCCCGCGGCATTCAGCGCGTGCATTTCGCTAGCGAACTGGTGGATTTCGTCCATCGTCTGCGCGTTGCCGATATTCTGGCCTAACTCGCGTGCTTGCTCGCGCATGGCGCGATTCGATTTACCATCCTTCGCCTTTTGCTCTAACGTCTTTTCAGCCCCCACCGTGGCGGCGCGGCGCTCGTCCGCGCGGCGCTGATTCTCGCGCTCGCGATCGGCCTTGATGCCCTCCGCGTTGGAAACCATCGCAGCCTGCCGCTGCTCCGATTCGGCGCGCATCTTGTCGCCCTGCTCCGCGGCCTGCTTCTGCCTGCCTTCGATGCCTGGGCGCTCCTGGGCGCGTTGCTCCGCGCGCATCGCGTTTTCGTTGTCGATTGCCTTAATGCGTTCCTCTGTGTCTTTCGCGCCCGTGATGAATCCTTGAACGCGAATCCACGCTTTTTGCACATTGCCGACAAGCCAATCGAACGTAGCCATTACGGTGTTTGCAATGTTGTCGAAAACGCCAATGATCGTGGCGCCGATCTGCGTTGTGGCGAGCGTTGTCCACATCTGATCCCATAGGATCGCGATATTCGTCCCTAGATCAGTGAACACGTTTTGAAACGCGGTGATCCAGGGATCGACATACGACATAATCGCTTCAACGCCGCGCAGCCATCCGGCGACCAATCCGGCCCACAGAATATCCATTGCGCCGGATAGGTCGCCCGCGGTTATCGCATCGTAGATGCCGCCGAAAGTTGTGGTTGCGGTGTTGTAAAGATCACCCATTACAACCGCGCCATCGGCAACCGCTTGATTGAATCCGGTTCCAATCGCGCTTGCGGCCTCGCTGACCAGCGTTCCGACCGGCGCTAGCGCCGATCTGATCTGCCCGCCAAACGTGTAGACCAGCGCCCCGGCCCCGGCGATGGCGGCGCCGATGGCGAGGATGGGGGCGGCTGGCGCAATCCACGCCGCGGCGACCGCTGCGGCGCTGGCAATCGATCCGGCGACCACGGAAGCGCACCCGGCCAGATACACGCCGAAAGCCCTGGCGGCAGACGTTGCACCAGCCACCAAAGCCCCGCCCGCGGCATTTGCCATGCCCAGAATCGACACGATCGCGGATGCCGCCGCTCCCGCGAGGCTGGACACAACGCGAACCGCCAGCCCCAGCGGCGCGAGCGCCGCCCGCATGGCCCCCAATACGCCCCCCAGGCCAAACGCTACCGCCTGGAGCGCCGCGCCCAGGCTCACGAACGCGGCCCCGGCTGCGATCGCGCCGAACGCCACGTTGGCAATCGTGGAAACCAGCGCCGCATTTTTGGAAGCGAATTCGGTTAGCGCATTGATTGCCCCCAGCGTCGGCGGCAACATTGCCTTTATGCCGCCCGCGAGCGCTTCGGAAACCACGATCGAAAGCCGCTCCAGCGCGGACGCAATCTGAATGCCCGCGCCGGTAAGACCGCCCATCAGCGTTTTGAACTTCTCCGCAACGGGCATTGCGTTGCCCATCGCGGATTCCATGTTTTCGAATCCCTCGACTCCGACTTGCGAAAAGATTTCCGCGGCGCGGATCGCATCCTGCCCGAACACGCGCCGAAAAATATCGTCGCGCATTGCGGCATCCATGCCGCGGGTTGCCTCTGCCAGCGTGCGGATGATTTCGACCATCGGTTTCATGGTGCCGTCCGCGTTGCGGAACGACATAACCGATAGCCCCATTTCCGCGAGCGCCGATTCCGCTTCGTCTACTGGCGCCTTTAAGCGCAGCAGCATGGTCTTGAGCGATGTTCCGGCATCGCTGCCCTTTACCCCATTATTCGCGAGGATGGCGAGCGCCGCCGAAACGTCGCCAATCGATTGGTTCGATTGCGCGGCCACTGCCGCGACCATCGAAAACGATTCGGCCATTTTGGAAATTGAAGTGCTGGACGAATCCGCCGCGGCGCTCAACGTGTTTGCGGCGGTTTCAGCCGACACGCCGAAAACGTTCATCGCATCCGACATGACAACGGCGGCGGTGCCAACGTCCAGTTCGCCAACCTTCGCGAATTCGATTGCCGCCTTGCCAGCGCCCCCCAAAACGTCGCCTAGCGACATACCCGCCTTGAGTAGTTCCAGCATCCCCTGCGTGGCTTGCGTCGGCCCGATGCCCAGCGCCTGCGACATTTGCATAGCCGCAGTCCGCACGGCATCCAGTTCCGCCGCGGTTGCGCCGGTTGACGCGCGGATACTCAACAGCGTGTCTTGGAACTTCGTTCCCGCTGCGATGCTTGCCACGAATGGCGCGGCCAGCCCAACACCGGCCCCGCCAAGCCGCGCGCCGATCGAAGATAGATCGCGGCCAAGCCCCGCGATCTTCGCGTTTATCTTTTTGAGCGCGTTGAAAAACTTCGAAGGATCGGCCCCGATCTCGACGTAAACTTGACCGGAACGAACCTTAGACGCGCTCATATGTGCTTATGCCAATCGGGCGACAACAGCCGCGCTATTTCTTCCGGCGTTGCCTGTTTCGGCTTTGGTTTTTTTGTGAACGGGTGGAACTTGGAAGGCTCCGCGTGCGGCTTGCTGGGCGCTTTGTTGGCGTTGTAGAACTGCGCCAACAGGTTTGCGGTGTGCCACCAATCGCTATCTAGTCTGGCATCCCTTGCGGCGAATAGTTGGCGGATTGTCCATTCGCCGGGATGGCATCCGATGATTCCGGCGGCTTCCCATACGGCATCCCAGACGGTGCGGCTAGGCTTTCCGCCGTCGCTTCCGTTACCTGCGCCTCCGCGCGATCCAGCATTTCGGCGCCGATCTCGTCCATCTTCGCGCCGATCAGCCGAACCATCTTGCGGAGGCGCTGGGGGAAAAAATCAGCAAGTTCGCTTTCCAGCGCTTTCGTCGCGGCCTCCATTGAATCGCCGCGCAGACCGTCGAAAAACTGCTCCCGCGTCAATCCCTTTTCCGCTACCTGGGCAACCAGAATCGCATACAGCACCTCCGCAGCCTTGGCGAACTGCCCGCGGAGAATCTGGAACGTCTGGCCGATAGCGGAAACGTCGCCAATGTCGAACGGGGCTTGCGACCGGACTCGCTTAACGCTTCCATCCTCCTGCGTCTGCCCCTCGACCGTATCGATCGTGACCATATCGCGCACGCGAAGCGCGGCGCCAATAGTCAACGCGAGCCGCCACGGTCTGCCCTCATCGTCGCGGAATTCAATCACTGTTTTTCTCCGTGCAAAATGTGGACGCTAAACACGCGCCAATTTTGCCTCGACGGTGAACGTGGCGACCCCGTCTATGGAATCGGTTTCCGATAGCGACGTAACGACAGCCAGAAAAGACCACGCCCCGGCACCGCCGGAAACTTGGATGCTCGTTCCGCTTTGCAGGGAATCAAACAGCGCCGAACAATCGTCGCTGTTGTTGAATTCGATCGATACGGAAACGTCATAGCCGACCGAATACACGGCGGCTTGACGGTTCCCGAATTCCTCAACGTCGATCGTGCGGGCAGTTTCGGTAAACGTAACGCTGCGCGCGCTGGCAATATTGCCACCGCATGAAACGGCGCAATCTTTGCCGAGCGTGATCGGCATCCGATTAGCCTTGCTTCAGCGTAACCGAATAGGTGATCGCGCCATCAACGGCAACGTTTTCGGTAACGCTCATAACTGCAAATTGCCCTGTTTGCATCTGCGTATTGAGCGAAGCAATCAACCCTTCGGCATCATGGCATTCAATTTCCCAGGTTTTCGTTTTAAACCCTGCCATGTTTGCCTTGTAGCCTGGGTTGCCACTTCCGCCGCCGATGTTGTCACGGTTCGTAACGTCTACAACTTCCTGCTCCTCCGTGTATGACGCGCTAATAACGCCAGCGCCAACGGGGGGGGCCGTGCCGTCTTTGCCAAGTTGAATTGCCATTGTGTTCCTTTGTGCTGTGATTACTGAGCCTGGATCGCGCGCGATGCTGAAACCGTATAGGTAGTGATGCCGTCGATCGGGCTATCCTTCTTCACTGATGTAACGATGTAATCGACGCCGGAACCCGTCTGCGTGCCGGAAAGCGTGAACGTATCCCCAGCCTCAACGCCGGGATCGTCAACGCATTCAAGTTCGCACGTTTGTTCGATCAGCGCCTTGCGGAAGCGCCGCGAATCGTCGCCAAACTTCGTAACGTCAACATCGCTGGCGCTGTTGGTTACGGTGCAACTGCGGGCGTTATCAACGCCGGTAATGTTCGCATCTTTTCCGAGTGCTACGGTAACGCTGGTTGGCATATATGCCCTCCGTGGAAGATACCGCGAGCCTACCGCGACCAACGAAAAACGTGCCGGTCTATGGCTACACGCCGCGCACTTTGTCGCGGAAATACTGCGGTAGTTTGGCGAGCGCCTTTTGCACGTTCGCGCTGCCCATGTACGGGCGGGCCGGATAGCGCACCTGTCGCGTCAGGCTTGTGCGCTCCCAGTTCCGCGACCGGAAGCCGCGGCTTGTCCACAGCAATCCGCCGACGTTGTATTCACCGTTTGGCAGCCGCGGAACTGCCCGCCCCTTGCGCCTGCGCTCGCGTGCGATGTAGGCGGCTCGCACGCCGATACGGTACGCGGTCAGCGGGAGGGTTCCGCCGAATTCGTGCAGTTGGTTCAGCCAAGCGGCCTTTTCCGGCCCGATCACTACGCTTTTCGATGATCGATCGTAGTAGTCGAAAATGTCGCGGTAGAGAAACCGCTTCGGCGCCCATGATTTCGCGGGCTGCCCAGCGGGCCGCGGCTTGCCACTGCCATACGGGGTTATGTCTTGATAAAGCCCGCCGTGAAATTCGGTCAGCCTGCCGATTCCGGCCTTGCGTTTCCATTTCTTCGTTTTCTTCGGCGCCCGCTGGCCGATGCCGCGCTTTGTTGCCTCGCGCACATCGTTCCCGGCCTTGCTCAACGCGCGGAACGTCGTTTCGCCCAGCGTGCGCCGCACTGCCGGAACGTCGAAAAACCCGCGGCGCACCTTGAACCGCAGCGCGAGCCTGCCCCGGAATTCCGCCGATTGCACGCGGGCCACGGCACCCCCAGGCTAGGAATCGACCGTGCAAATGCGGTAGGTCGCGCTGATCACGGCGCGCCAAACGTTCCGCTCGTCTAGGGCATCATCCGGGTTGATTTCGATCGTTACGGACGTTGGCGAAGTGACGGCATACGGCCATTCAGATTGCCAGTTGTGCGCCCGCACAAGCGCCAAGATTTCTTCGGCCAAATCAAGCATTCCATCGGCATCGGCATCCGCGGTAACGTGCCGCCCAAGGAACACGTTTGCCGTGTAGTCCGTTTGATGCTGCTTGCGCCCGATCCGCTCCGAAACGATGCCGCCGGGAGTGACAAACACGATCGGCTGCGCCATATCCTCCGCGGATACCGTGGCCCAGTTCCGGCGTTGTACGGTTGTGCTGGCAATCTCTAGGGCGCTCGCGTTGAGCGATGCGGCAAGCGCGTCACAGATTGCCAATAGCGGGGATGCCATGCGGCTACAGCGTTGCCGCCTCGCGGAACGCGGCATCGACCTGGGCAGCGTCCATTCCTAGCGATTCGGCCAATGGCAAAAGCCAAAAATGGTTTCTTTCAACATGGGGAGCGTATTGCCATTCCACCCGCACCGATTCGCGCGTCACGGGATCGGAAATGGAATCGATGGCGCTTTCGACAGCAGCCAATGGGATTCCGTGCCTCACCAAATAGAGCCGAATTTGCCGCGCGCTGATTTGCTGCGGAACCGGCGAAGTGTCGGGGGCAAGTTCCCAGCCCGCTGGAAGTTCCGATTCCGGCACCGCTATGCAGCCTTCCGGCGGCGCCCATGTTTCCGGCAGATCGTCGCGGACGAACGTAACCACGCGCCCCATGCCGTCGAGAATTGCAAGCGCCATATGGAGGCACCCTTTCAAAAGCAGATGATGCGAACGTAACCGTCCGACCCGTTGCCGCCTGCGCCGCTGTTGTTTCCGTTGGCTGACGCTCCACCGCCGCCGCCTGCCGCGCCGTATCCGTACCCGTTTCCGCCATTGCCTGCGGCGCCCGTCGTGCTGGCGTTCCCACCGCTTCCGCTCACGCCGACCAACTGCCCAGATGATGCCATCGCGTTAGTGCCGCCCCATCCGCCAACGCCAGACGTTCCCGCGCTGCTGTTTGGCGTGACCGCGTATGCAGTGTTCAAGTATTCGGGGCGCGAACTCCAACCGGAACTGCCGCCAGTGCCGAACGAATCTGCGGCAGTGATTCCGCCGCCGCCACCGCCACCGGCTGCGACCCAACCAGCATTTGCGGCACCGGAAGCGTTTGCGGTAGTTGCGCCGCCTGCGCTGCCAGTTCCGCCCCATGCGTATTCCGTGACCGGCTGCGAACCGGACGATTGCGATGTTCCACCGCCGCCGCCGCTTGTCGTTCCGCCTCCGCCTAACGCCCCGCCGCCCGCGCTGATGTAAAAAAAACTGCTGGACGTTTGCACGGATGAAGCGGCGCCCGCAGTTCCGTTTGCTCCATCCGTGTTGTCTTGATTCGTTGGCGTCGAAACTCGCGCCGCGCCGCCAGCGCCGCCAGCGCCAACAACAATTGTGAGCGCGCTAGTCTCAAATTGAGAAACCGCATACAGCCCCGTGCGGATTCGGCCACCGCTCGCGCCGCCCCCACCGCCTCCGCGGACAGTACCGGCAGCACCACGGCGACCGGAGCCGCCGCCGCCACCGCCGCCGATGCACTCAACGATGATGAAGCGCACACCGCTGGGAATAGACCATGAATAAGTTCCGTTTGTGCCTGTAGCCGCGGCTGGCTTGCTTGACCGCGTGAATTCATAGAACGCAGGAAGCGTTACGGCGCCGGAAGCGCCGTTGACACTAGTCACAACGCCGGAAACGGAAATCGTTCCGCTTGAAACGGAAAGCCCGCTGCCGACCGTGACAATTCCGGCAGTTGACGTTGTTGCCGTTGGCAGTGATCCGAACGTCGAATTTCCGCGGAGATACGTTGAGGATGATGCCGTTCCGCTGCCCAACCTAGCCGCTACGATCGTCCCTGTTGTGATCTCTGAGGCGTCGTGATTGTGCGACGATTCAGCGGCGCCTATGTCGGCTGGTGATATTGGGTCGCTCCCCGTCGTGGCGTTATGCGTCGATGCGTGCGCTTCGGGCGTGAAACTTGACGGCTTCCCAGTAACGTCACCCCACGCAAGCGACGATGCGCTCACCTCGACATAAGCCGAACCGCTCCAGCGGTAGGTTTTGCCCGTGTCAATGGCAACGTATATTGTCCCGCTCGCGCCGGTCGCCGGGAATGCGGCGAGGTTCGCCGCTTCGATCACCTCATCGGGCGATGCGCTGACCACAACGTAGGCGCTGCCGCTCCAGCGGTAGAGCGTGTTCGTGTCCTGGGCAACGTACAGCGTTCCGGCTGCGCCGGTCGCGGGGAAGGCGGCAAGGTTCGCGGCCTCGAAGATGGCGCTACTGGCAGCCAGCGAATAGAACGGCATTTGATCCCCTACGTTGCTGTACCGATTCGCTTCGTATGAACGCGAATCGTTGTATGGAATGGGTCGCCGTGATGAAACAGCGGCACGCCGCGCGGCGCGACAACCTCAAACACGTTTGCGATGCCGCCTAGCGTTTCCGTAATCCTGTCCCCGCGGGCTGGTTCGCCATGCGGGAAATCCGTTGTCTTGAAAATGTAATCCCGCGATTCCCAGGTTTCGGAAACGCCGCTTTGGTCTTGCGATTCAAACACGCTTTTTCCGACAACGGCAACCACGGTTGCGGCGCTGTTGCCGCGTTTGTATTCGACAGCCGCCCCGGCGCTGGCCTTCAATTGATCGGCCAGCCATGCGGCGCCGGTGCGGATTGCATCTGCCAAGGTAATGCCCTCGCGAAACCGCAAGACCCCCGGCGGGCCGGTTGGGCAGCCGCCGGGGGCTTGCGGTGGGATCGATCAGCCCATGTTCAGCGCGAGCCAAACCGTGGCGTCCGCGGAGGCGGCTGCCGTGGCAGCCTTCCCGGCGCGCTTGTTGCCGGTCGCGGTGGTGGTCAGATTCGAATTGGTCGAATCCCAATACACCACGGCGCCTTGACCGATCGCGCCTGAAGCCTTCGGAAATTCGAAAACCCCCTTGACGGCCACGGCGCCGAGCGCGTTCGCCGCGATCGGGCGATCCGCAACGGTAATCGTGTCATTCAGCACAACCACGGTGCCAACCGCAACGGCGCTGCCGGGCGTGTAGTCCCACTTGTCCCCATCAGCCTTATACGATGCCATCTGAAAACCTACTTTCTACTGTTGGTGTTTTAGATGCCCCCCAGGCTGCCCTACGCTGCCTGGGGGGCTACGTTGTCAACTAGATCAAGCGGTCGCCATGCGGTAGGCCGCAAGCGATTCGGCCTTGCCGCATCCGAAATCCATATACCCGCGGAGAACAACCCCAAGCGTGGAAGCATCCGGCTCAACCTGTTCGATGGTTGGCGACTGCTGCCCGTTGAGAAACACAATATCCATCGCGGGAAGATCGGCGGCATCCGCACACAGCCACCACGTTGTGGCGCTGGTGAGGTAGGCCGACGAAACAACGCTATAGCGACCGGCCAGCACGTTGGCATTGCCCTGCGCCGTCGTGTTGCCGCTGATCAGAAGCGAACTCGACATCAGTTCCGCGGCAGTCAACTCCAGTTCCGGCGGAACCAGAAGCACGCGCGGCGCGATGCCGAGCGGGTTGCCATCGGGATCGGTCAACTTCCGATAGGCAGTAGCGGCAGCCTTCAGCGAGGTAAGCGAAAGAGCGTTGCCGCTGCCCGCCGTGGCCTTGCTGTAATAGGTGCTATTGCTGCTCTGGAATTCGCCCCAAATCACCTCGTTCATCGCGAGAGCCGCGCCCCGACCAATGCGCGAAGTGACCGCGGAAAGCGCGTTCATATCGTCATTGATCAGATCGGCTCGCGTGATGCTGGAAGTGACACCGTAGGTTTCCGCAGCCAGCGAACGCTTGCTATCGCTAGCGTCTGCCGACTTCAGTTCGCCGCCGTTGCCGACCTTCGAAAACTTAAACGAACCATTCAGCCGGAACAGGTTGATAGCCTTCAGATCGGAAACGCTGCGCGTCTGCGAAATGGCATCGTAGGTGCGCTCCACGGCATTGAAACCGGAGAGCAAAAACTTATTCGCGACAGCCGACAGAACATCGGAAATCGCGTGCGTGGCGAACGCCGCGCGAATCACCTGGGGGAGATTCGTGGCGTTGATCCGATGCGAACCGTTGTAGCCGTTCGCGCGGGCAGCCTCCACGAAAACCTCGCCAAGCGAAACGGTACGCTTGATCTTGTCGGCAGCCTCAATCGTCCGCTCGTCAAAAGCCTTGTCGGCATTCGGCAAACCGGCCTGGAGACACAGCGCCGCCTCGACAACGTGGCCGTTGTCAACGGTATCGGCAACAACATGGACAGCCGGGGCGCGACCCTCGCGCGTGGCCTGGAGTTTCTGCATGGCTTCGACCTTCTCCGTGAGAGTGGCAACCGCGGCCAGAAGATCGGGCGAAGGCGCTTCGACCGATGCGGTAATGGTGGGGGCATCCACGGCGACCGTCGCCGGGGCTTCCGCTGCTGCCGAAACCGGCTCAACGGGCGTATCGTTGGCGTCGTGCGCCATAGGTGTTTCCTCCGCGTCTGCGGCGATCTGCACGGACGTTGCGGAATCCGCGCCAAGGGTGACGAAAGAAACCTCCCGCAACGCGGAGGCTTTGACGATGCGAATCGGCCCGTGGAACGTCTGGCCGTTGACGCTCACGGACTGATCGGCGGGAATGCGTTCGTGGCGCGTAACGTCAGCGCCGATCGATGCCTGCCAGCGAAAACCCTTGTCGGCAAGTTCGATCACGCGCGAAGCGCTATCGGTCGATGCCAGCATTTCGGCGTCAACCAACAGCCTGCCGCCTTCAACGCGGTTGCTGGTTGTCTGCCCCAGGATCGAACCGAGCGCGTAATCGTGGCCTAGAACTATCGGGATTTGCTGGCGCAGTTTCATTCCGGACAGATCGATAACGATCGGCTCGCGCGACCATGCTTGCCGGATTTCGCCGCCCGTGTAAGCCTCAATCGTTACCTTACGCGGGCCGACAGCGCCGCCCTCGACAGGCTCCGCTGCCGCCACGAATTCAACCGGCGTTTCGAAATGCAGTTTGGTTTTCATTGGTTGCTAGCGTCCCCCTGCGGTTGCATTGCTGGCGCGGGCTGCGGAAGATCGGTGGGCAGGCCCAATTGCCTTTGCAAAGCCAATTCCGCGGCCCGCTGCCGCAATTCGGCTTCCCAGTTTTTGCCCGCCTTCGCGTATTCGGCGGCAAGCGTTGTGGTGTTCGTCCGCAGCCGGATTTCCGTTGCGGTGGCTTCCTTCGCCGGGTCAACGTGTTCGCGACCGTCCCAAACCCAAGCCCATTGCCATTCGTTGATCGGCGGCAATCCAGTTGGCACTAGGCCGGGAATCAACACGGCTTCGTCCAGCCATGCCAACAGCACGCGATCCAGACAGATGCGCTCCAGTTCGTCGCGCAAAACCCGCGTGTTTGCAATGTGGATGGTCGAATCCATCCGACCGGAAGCGTAGTTGTATGAAGATGAATCAAGCGCCGCCATGTTGAACGGCAGATTTACGCTTCGGCCAATCTCGCCAACGATTTCGCGCTTGAACGCGCTGTAGGTGTTCGTCGGCTGTTCCGCCTTCAGTTGCGAAACGCTCCAGCCTTCCGGCAGCGTCACAAGCGAGCGCTTTTCAATGTCCATCGATTCGAACGGAGTAACCTCATCCACCTCCGCGGCTGGGCTGTTCGAATGGATGAAAGCCGCCAGATCGGCGGCGGTTTCCGCAGCGGCAATCGTGGCTTCCGTGTATCGCCGCAGGTTTGCGAACAGCCGCAGCGACGGCCCAACCTCCGAAACGCCGCGGTGTTGCTGCGGGCGGATTCGCGAAAACCAATGAATCATGTTTCGCGCTTCGACGCGCGAGTAATCAACCGCCGTCGTGTACCAATTCGAACCCGGATGGTAGCGCAGCACGCGGTACGCAACCACGTTCCCGGCGGCATCGAACTCCAGCCCGTCAACCGCCGAGCCTTCGGGGGTAACATCTTCGCGCATGTTGACCGGGGTGGCGACCATTTCGGCCTCTATTAGCCGAACGTCGAGTTGCACGCCGTCAAGCGCGGGATTCGTGAACAGTTGCGCGAACGCTTCGCCGTCGATCAGTTTCGCCTGCCGCATCGTCCGCAGTTTCCCCGGCAGATCGATGCGCCACATATCATCGAAAAAGCGCTTTTCGACCTCGCGATCGGCATCGGGGTTGCCCGTCGTGAGTTGCAGCCGCGGGCCGGTTCCCACCAGATCGATCGCCAGCGTGTCAGCGATCCCGGCTAGGTAGGAATTGTTCAGCCGCTCATATCGGGCGCGGTTGCGCATCCGCGCCCGCTTGAGCGGTGTGAGTGCCCCATCCATCGACAGCCAATCGGCATTTGCCCAATGGCGATGATCGTCGGTCGATTCCGCCGCATCGAAACGCGCGCGCACGCTGACCGGCGGCGCAACCGCCTGGGCGCGCTTCGAACCGCCAAACATGCGCGACAATAGGCCCACTAGATAGACCCTGGCGGAATGAGTTTGTTGAACCGCAGCCCGCGGCTTTTCGTTGACGCGGCAGCGCGAGCGGCTAGGTATTTGTCCGCTTCGATCTGCTGCGAAATGTCTTGCGATTCGACCTCACCGGCATCCGTGCGCACCCTCTTGGGGCCGGTCGCCGTGGATTCGATCGCCTCGCGGATTTCGTCGCTCATATCCCTACACGCTAAGCGCAAACGCGCCGCGCGTATCGGTCTATGGCTATACGCGCACCCAATCCGCGCCGTCCCACTCGTAGCGCCGCGCGTCACGGAATAGCAGACGCTCCGCAATCCGCTGCGTCGTTTCGGAAAACAGCGCGAGCGGCTGCGTGCGGTCAAGGATGCCCGCCGCCATCAGAAACGCGGAGAGCGCGGAGCCGATGCCGCGCCCGCGGAATCGCTCATCCGTGAATTGCTCCAGCGTCTGCATATCGCGCCAGCGGTGGCTGCACGCCCAGGCGGCTAGGCAGCCGTCCGAATGCCACAGCGCGATCGGGGTTGCGCTAGAACCCTCCCCCGAAAGAATCTGCGAAATCTCAATCTGGAATTCGCTGCCGGAATGCGTGAGGCGCCGCGCGATTGCCACGGCATCCGATTCCGCCAGACCATCGGCAGCGATTAGCGAAATGGTTTCCATGCCCGCAGGATACGCGGCTAGGCCGCGCGGCCTGCGGGTCTGTGGCTACTGCGGCACGCCCCATTTCTCGCCGCAAACCGTAGCCATATCGTCCAGCCGCTTAATCTTCCGCGATTCGATGGCATCGATAGCGGCCGGTTCCAGAACCCGCGCGGTCGCCAGCCCTTCGCGGTCGCGGATGTACCAACCGCCATTGCATCCGCGGCTCATGGTTTGCCCGCGCTTCAGCGCCTCAATGACCGGCGCGCATTCCCGAATAAGTCTCATTGTCGCTTTCTACCGTTCCTATCGTTCCTCCCCGGCGGCACGGTGCCGCCGGGGCTTGTGTCAACCCTCAAGCGGCGATTGCCGCGAGGAACTCCCAGGCCAGTTCCGTTTCCGGCTGCGAGCCACCGAGCGGGATGTATGTCGTTACGTTGCCATAGGCAACGTCAGCGGTCGCCCAATCCTGCCGCGCGAAGGCATCCAGAAACCGGCCCGCCTCCGCTGCGACCCAGTTCCGCGTTCCTTCAGTCAGGCGGGCAAACTTGTTCGTGAAGTTCGTCATGGCTTCGGTTCCTTCTGGTTTCCTGCCGCGAGTCTCATTTGCTCGCGACTGCCCTACTATATCCGATCGGCAATACAGATGCAACCCCATCACCAAAAATTATTTCCCATGCGGTTTCCGCGGAAAATAGGGGGGTTCCTGCCGCCGCCCCAGGCTAGACAGCCCGCCGCCGCACGGTGATTTTCCCGCCGCCGCCCTTCGGCAACTCCACCCGCCTCCGCTGCCGCGTGGCGGTTTCCGTGGCGGCAGGGGATAGCCCCGCGATCGATGCCGCCACCGCGCTGCCCACTAGGCAGTCTAGCCAATGGTTATCGCGGCATAGCGTTTTCCATTCATCGACCACGCGCCCGCGGGCTTCCGTGCGAACTGGGAACTCGGCGGTTAGGTGTTCCGCTAGCAATTCGTGTTGCCCAGCGCAGAGCGCGATCGCTTCGGGGTCGCCAAACGGCAACCGCAGCCGCGCGGCCACGAACGTTTTCCACCAATTCGTATCGTAGAGCGCGGAGCGCTGGCCCGCGCTCACCTGACCGATCCGCCAATGCAGGCCCATGCGGTCGCCGCGCGTTTTGCCCTTGTCCGTGAGCGGCTGCCCAGATGCGCCAATGCCGCGCCCGTGGCTGGGCAGGATGCTTGCCGCGAACGCGGAGCGCCGCGCGAACGTTCGCACGGTTGTTGTGGATTGCCCCCAGTTCGCATCGACCAGCAATTGGCGCACCCGCATTGCCGCGCCATCCTCGCGTTTCCACTCGCGGCCCATCAGCGCGACGGTTGCGGCTTCCAGGCCAGCCGATAGCGAAGCCTCAAACCCTGCGCCGTTCGCCGCGAGCGCCAATGTGCGCTTCGCGTGCGATGCTTCGAAAAACGACACCGACTGATCGGGGTAGGTGCCATAAGCGACAACGTGCCCCCCAAACGATTGCGACCATGACGCTACAAGCCAATACAACAGTTTTTCTTGAACGTCGATAAACGCGGTTAGGGTATCGTGGCCCAGCGGCACAACGCCGCGCGGGACGTTCGTGGCGCGGGATTCCAAATCGCGCTTCGTGAGCCTGCCGGATTCGTTGTGTTCTACAACCGGCTCATTTTGGTATTCCGCCGCAAAGGCGGATTCCCCGCGATCGATGCGGAGGTTGTAGGCGTGCTGGAGCGCCGATAGTTCGTCATCGTTTTTCCGCGCCTCCCAGCCAACGCGGGCGCCAGCGTCCATTTCTGCGCGGCGCTCCCGGTAAAACTCCGTGGCATCCGCGGTGCCGCGGCCAGTCCGCTGCCCGTCGCGCCGCAGTTCCGCGTATTGCGCCCATAAATCTTCCGCCTTGGGCCAATCGTAGACCAGCCGCATCCGCTCGCCCTGCCAAGCCGGATGGCGGCTGCGATCCAATAGCCGATCGGCTAGATCGTCTGGCTTGACAACGGTAACGGTGCATAGCCCGCTGATTTTTTTGCCGGGGCCAGCCAGCCCCAAAATCGCGCCCTTCAAGACCGCTTCGCGCGTGGCTACCTGGGATGGGCTTGCCGCGCTTTCGTCGGTCTGCGGATCGTCTATTAGAACTAGCGACGGGCGCGCCTTCCGCCCGTCGCAAGCGCGCTTCGCGGACATTCCGCGAATCCGCCCAGTGATCCCTGCAACGCGGATGATTGCGCCGCTTGCCTTTGATGATTCGATCGTCGGGAATTGCACTTCGTTTGCAGTCCAAACGATGTTCGTATTTTTTCCTTTGTAGAGTTGACCAGCGGCGCGCTGGTGGATGTTTTCGAGCGCCGCGATTGGGTAGATGGCTTCTGGGAAATCGTCTAGTAAACGTTCGTTGGTTTCGCATTCAACCTTGATTGATTCCAGCATCGTGCGGGCGTGTTCTTCATCGGCCCCGATGATCGCGACGAAATCGCGATACCCGTACAACGCGCCCCACAATGCCGCTACTTCGGCCAGCGATGTTTTGCCGCTGCCGCGCGGCATCGCGTAGGCGAACAAATCCCCCTGCCGAACGGATGATTCGATTGCCGCCATCACGCGCAGATGATCGGGCGACCATTCCAGCGCGAACGTCGCCGGAAAATACGATTCGCAAAACGCGCGGAAGGATTCCGCGGCGGCAGCCCTCCGTGCCGGATCGACTACGGCGGGAAGCGGGCCAATGTCGCGCCCACTTTCGGACAGTTCCGCAGCCCGCCGCGCCATGCGTTCGCGGTGCGCCTCGTATTGCTGCCGGTTGATCGTGTCGGCTGCGGGCGCAGCCTGGGGCTGCGCGGCCTGCTTCGCCTTCGCCCGCTTCGCCATTCCTACGCGCCCCCGATGGGCTGCGCGTTTTGCGGGCATCGCGCCGGTAGCATCGCGAGGCTGCCGACAGCCGCCGCGCATGCGAGCGCGGCATCGAAACTCCGCGCGGCCCGCGAGGGGCGCGAACGGCCCGCCGAAAGAAAATCAGTTGTGTTTTGCGTAGGCTCGCG